CATCACTTAAATCTTGAGCAATAGGGTTCTTTCTTCTATTCTTTTTAAGAAAAAAAGCATATGCTTTTTTATTCATTATTTAAGGATCAATTTTTTAATGGACTTAGATCCATCAATATTTGTTTCTAATTCTGCTGAACCCTTATAGCATTTATAAGATACAGACTCATTATATTGTCTTTCTGCTTGACGTTTGCCACGCAAACATTGTGCCATACCATCAACTTGTAGACGGGCCTCCTTGATCTCTCCGTTTATAAACATAAGTAAAGCTACCACTAACTCTGTCATATTGTTTTACCCTTGTTTTCCCCTTGCTTGATAACATATTTTTGTGTACCATGTTTACCGGTTTCTACTTCTTTTTTCAAATCTTTTGTCATACGCAATTCTTCATTCTCTTTGTTTATTTGTGCTATATGATCTAAAACTTTTTTAGTGACTCTGCCCGTTGCCATTGTATTTCATATCCCTGTTTTGATCTTTTATTTTTTCTATATCAACCAAAACTTTTTCCATTTGTTTTGTTAAAAATTCTATATTTACTTTATTTAAAGCCATTGACTCTATGTGTTTATTTAAACGATCGGTGGTCTTGTACAAATCCTCGATCATCATGTATTGCTCAGAATCCGCGGGCAATGTACCCATCTGTCCACGTGGCCATTTAATTCTAAACTCTGAATTGTTTTCTACATCTTTAGACATTAGTTCTAATTCTGTAGCCATCTTGTTTTGTTTTTCAATAATACCAAAATAAGCCCAGGTTCCGACAGCGACCATTATTATCAAACTAGCAACCGTTTTCATCGGCATTTGTACTGATGCTTCTTCTGAAATTTTAAGTGCCATTAGTTATAACTATACCCCGTATTTCCTCGTTCTAATTTTTCAAATAATTTTTTATGTTGGTCCATGATCTCTTCGTCAGAATCCATCATCTTATCCATTTTTTCTTCCAACATTTGTACATTAAATTCTAATTGATCCACTTGATTTAAAAGTACAGCTTGACCTGTAGACAATTCAAATGTTCTAGATAGCGACCATCCTCCTAATGCTATTAAGAGTCCTACTAATAAAGTTAAAATTTTTTCCATCATGGTTTTGGGATTATATATTCTTTAAATTGATTTTTCAATGGAGTGTGCGAGGCTGGTTTGACACAAAAAGCTAGTAAACACATCAATATTATAAGTATTCCTGTGAATCTGTAATTCATAACTACACCTCATTTTTTCTTTTCCTCAATTTCATAGAAGAACTTATCAGTATCTTCAGTTTTCCATGCTCCGGTATCCTCTACATTCCATTCTGAAGTTTGTACTTTCCAGTCAGGAATTTCATCTCTCACAGTGAAAGAAGGTAGGTCCCATATACATCTATTGTTTGGCTGTGCCGCATAGTTGCCGTCGTTCAACGCAATTATGTGTGCGCACTTATGCTCGTGCGGAATCTCTGAATGATCAGAGTTCAGTATATTAGCATCTGGATGTCCCCAGTCAACGGTAAATAAATACTTACCGTAATGCCACTTCTTATCTTTTCCTATAAATTTGCCGGCAGTTGTACTTAGAATATCCCAAGTAGTAACAGCAGGATAATAACTAAAAGAATTCCACAACTCCAACTCATCAAGTCGACGTTTAGGAACTTCTTCCGGTTTAAAGCCTCGCTGAATGAAGGCGCTAATCGGGAGACGATAGAAGACAGCGCCATTTTCCATAATCGCATGGAATAGGATAGCACGTCCTGTAAGACTCGTAATGCCGAAGATGATACAGTCTTCAACTTCTCCCACATGTCTGGTAAGGTCATATAAATACTCCTTTTTTATTTGCGCGTATTGTACAGGAATGTTTGCATTTAAGAAAGCCATATTTTAACCTCATTTTATATTTCCCCAATTGGGTCCCGATTCATAGTCTACTTTATTAGGAACTTCAAGACTTACGGCCTTTTCCATAATATCTTTTATTTTTTCTGCATGTTCAGGATTCTCAACAGATATATCAAGTTCATCATGTACTTGTATGTGCGGTATAATACCTTCCTTATATAATTCTATCATTGCTTTCTTTGTCATGTCAGCTGCTGATCCTTGAATCAATTTATTCAAAGCTTTATAAGTGTAAGCTCTTTTGATCCCTGGTCCGTGTTCCGTGAGCGCTTCTTCATGAGGTAATGCTTTATGTATCCCAAACTGATTTGGCTCCCACAAATTAAATCTGCATCTACGTCCAAGTAAAGTTCTAACTCGACCCCGGTCTTGTGCTCTTCTCATTACACTTTCCATTAACATTTTTACAAAAGGGACTTTGTCATGGTATGTTCTAAACAAATCGTCAGCATTCTCTTTAGATACACCTAGCTCTGCTTGTAATTTATTTTTACCCATACCATAAAACAAACCAAGGTTAATTGTTTTAGCTTGTGATCTAGGTATGTTTGCCATGTCAGCAACAATCTTATGAAAGTCTGTATTAGGTTCATCATTGTATGCATCAACAACTTCATTTACTTTATATAAATCATCTAGACTAGCATAGTGTGTTACAAGACGTGGCTCTTGTTGTGAATAGTCAAAGCAACCCCATGTATGGCCCTCCTCGGGCACAAATAAGGTTCTGATCAGTGGTCCAAGGTCCTTGTTCCTAGCTGGAATTTGCTGTAAATTTGGATTTGAGTACGAGAATCTGCCTGTCACAGTTCCGCCATTATCTGATCTTAATTGGTTTATATCAGCATGTATTCTACCTTTATGTGAATGCTTTAATATGGTATCAATAAATGTAGTATGAGCTTTATTAATCTCCCTAGCCTGAGCAATCTTTTTCACCAATGGGTGAGGATGATTCTGCAAGAAATTTTTAGTAAAGGAAGGAGCTGATGTTTTCTCAGTTCTATCATAAGGTAGGTTTAGTTTTTCAAAAACTAGTGCAATCGATCGTGCAGCCCATATCTGAGTGTCTACTCCTGTTTCTTGTTTCACTTGGTGTAATAGTGATTCTTCTTTTCTGGTTAGTTCTTTTTTTAATTGACTGGCTGCTGTCACGTCTACCCGCACCCCTAGGAAACGCATATCGACCAGACAAGGAAACAACTCAGTCTCCATATCAAAAATAGATTGTACGTCTTCATGTACAATTTGTTTTTTCATTTCTTCCCATAATTTTAGAGTTAGTACTGCATCTTGTTCAGCATACTCTCCAACATACATTGCAGGTAGTTTATACATCTCTGCCTTGTGATCTATGCCCCAATGCGCTGCAGTTTCCTTTAATACGGCCTCATTTTTACCAATTCCAACGTAATCACGACCCAAACTACCTAAATCGTATCGAAAGCGATTCTCGTCCACGAGAGAGCCAGCAATCATGGTGTCTACTATCCTCCCATTAATTTTAAGGCCCATAGACCTAATCCAACATACATCATACATTGCATTGTGAAATATCTTAATTGCGGGTGTATTTAGTACATTTGTAAACCATTTTATGACCATCTTTTTATCCATGTTACCACCACCTTCATGTGCGATAGGATAATATCCGGACCAACCTTCTACAGCTACAGCAATTCCAACTACTGCACCATTACCAATGACTGAACCTGAACCCGTTGATTTTAAATCTGGGTCTTTGGTTTCTAAGTCAATAGCTATTTCTTTATAACTCGATAAGTCAGGAAAAGATTCTGGTGGTAGCCACTCTGTTTGTGGTTTGAATACAGGTTTCATGAATAGTCTCTCTCTAATATCATTTCTAAATAATGTATTGCTTTATTTATATCTTCTTCTTTTCCTTTCATAGAATGCCTGCAGATATATTTTATAGCATTGCCTTCTGCAAAAAGCAATTTGTTTTCATTTATAAATTCTGCGGGTTGAATCTTCATTGAACGATAGTGTTTCCCACCTACCTGTTCTTCCAATGAATCATACGTAGGTCCTTTTAGTATATCTTTGTTTGTCATAGATTGTACGCTTTCTTTGTTTGTGGTTCGATTATATATAAGTTCTTTTCTGTTCTTGTGCACGCAACATAAAATAATCTATGTGTATCATCTGGATCTTTTTCATAATCAATAAATGCTGCACCAGCCAAGTCTGTTATTACAACTACATTCTCTCGTTCATTACCCTTAACGCCATGTATTGTTGATATACTAATTCTAGGATTCTTATCTAAATTTTCTCCGGACTTAATTAATTTTTTTATCTTTTTTATATCTTCATCACCTATTTCATTTAATGCTTCGTCCCATTCAGATTCTGTTTTAAGTCCATACTTTTCTTTCAATGTATCTATATCATAGAATCCATCTTTAATTATTGTTTTAAATAATTTTGGATCCCAATTATCTTTAGTCATCTTTGCAACAATTTTTTTTATATCATTATAATGAAGAGGTATCCCTTTTCGTAAGTCATTCCATTTTAATATAATCTCATATATATTTTTTACTCTTGGTACAGCGTTTCTTCTTTGCCAATATAATTCTTTTTCATCTAAGATGTTTCCAATACCTGCTAACATATAGTTTGCTTGTGCTAACACCAACCATCTACCATGTGAGAAATCTATTTCATGTAGATCACTACAGTATTGAACAAATCCTTTTTCTTCTTTTGGTAGCCATTCTTTTTCTACTCTGTTATGTACTTTTTTTATTATCTTGTTTGCCAATTGAAAAGGTATCTGTGGCACCCTTTGTGATTGATCTAGTATAGTTCTTTCACCTTCTAAATTTATAAATGTACTTACATGTGCACCATTCCACCTGTATATGGCCTGGTCATCGTCACCGGATATGTAAGAGTCTTGAGACTTTTCTTCTATCTTCTTAACTAATCTCCATTGTACTAAACTTAAATCTTGTGCTTCGTCCACAAACATAACTCTAAGATTTGGTGCTTCACCACTTGCGATAAATTTATCTAACATGTCTGGAAAGTCAATCAAACCATTCTGTTCTTTATAATTTTCTAATTCTTCAACTATGATTTCTAATTTACTTAATTGTATTTTTGAGTTGTTATTTAAATGATAGAATTTTATTGGGTCCATTTCTTTTGATCGTGCTAAGTTTATCAACTGTATGTATGGATCTGGAGAATAGAATATACCTTCGTAGTCTTCGTCTTGTTTTGCACCCTCTAACTCTATTTGCATCTTCTCTGATAATTCTTTGTAATGCTTTGGTTGCATCACTTGGTTTCTGTTTATACCAAGTTGATTAAAACAAAATGAATGTAGTGTTTGAAAGTATGGTACATCATTATAAGACAATTTAAATTTATCTACTGCTCTTTGTTTACCTTCTTGTGCAGCGTTCTTACTAAATGTAAAATAACCAATTTTATCTGGTGGTGTATTAGCTAAAAATTTTTCTATGTGTCCTAATAAAGTATGTGTTTTACCTGTTCCTGGAGGACCATAAATTATATGACGCATTAGTAGTTTTCTTTCTTAAATGTTTTTGTTTTGTATGTTTCTATTTTCTTATCAAATCTATCTACAACAAATACAGATATTTTTGTTTTACCTACCCGTTTAGTTGTACATTTTAAATCATCTTTTAACATCTGTGATGTTCT